CCCGCCGCCCTTCAGGCGACGAGTGGAGGTCACAAGCCCTCATAAACTGTGGAGTGTAAGACACATGCCCTTTAAAGGCATGAAGATTCTTGCTTATTTTAGCAGATGAATCATACTAGCTTGCTTTACAATATTAGCAATCGAGCCAGACCACGAGGATTGAACTTCAATTGAAAATGAAGGACGGTCCGAATGCCCTCACTTTATAGAGAAGTGTGCCCTCACTTTATAGAGCAGTAGCGTTTTCCCTCACTCTATAAAGCAGATCCATATTATAATTGTTGCCCTCACTTGATTGAATATTTCAAGCCAGCGAAGCAAGTTGGTGTGGTCCCGGCGTGTTAGGTGAGCCGTTTAAGACATCTAACAAATATTTAGTTTCTTTCTTTTCTCGAACTAAATTCTTTACTTCAATCGCTGAAACTTGTATGTGACTTAACTTAGGCCAGCATATTTTGTGTAAGCGCAGTGATAGTCTGACTCTATCCGAGGAATCACTACCTCGTTAAATAAATGTGGCCCGGCCAGGGTTATCCAAGCCTGAGACTTCGAAACTCTCAGGTGGCATACTTCAAGCGGAGCGTAAGACCTAACCACCGTTGGCTAGTGGCGCAGTATGAGCGAATTAATGGATTGTAGCAAAGTAGCTTTGAATAACTCCTACGATCAGCACGCAACCGGGTTTTCGTGCCCCGGCATTATGCAACTCATATTAACGGCTAGCAAAGTCTATGTCCTTGTGTGGACATGTGTGTGTGGGCCCTTAACCGGGTTATTTGATTAGGCTATATTCGCGACCATATATTATGGATATGAAGCTTAACTCTCTTTTCAACCAAACCCAAACTGACTCTGACCTTACAGTGGAATTCTTCCGCCCATGCTGTCACTTGAACTGCGAAGTTGTCCCCGGATTTTGTAGTGGATGTAACGTGAAGTCCTGTCGCTGTCAGTGCCTGTCTTTCCGACGGTACCGGCAGCGCTTGATGTTGGCAAGCGTCCTCTTTGACACGTGTGGGGTAAATCAGAGCCCCGAGGAACCCAGTGCTCCTATTGACACCTTGTCAGCACTGGCTGAGACCCAGGGATTTGTCGAGAACTTGTTCCCATCAGTCAAGAATGCGGCTAATGGTGTTGCCGAGGCGTCTTTCAACCTCAGCTCCGCCATTAATGAAATTCGAAGTTGGTGCGACAAGTCCCCGATTAGTCCCGACAAGATCAAATTTGTGTTGTTTGTTGTTAATCAGATTTTGTTGATTCGTGACTCTGTCTCGTCCATGAAGATTCTTCAAGTTTTGCTCTCTATCTATCTTTTCTCAGGACTTGGATTTTCTGAAGCTTTTCAGAAAGTACAAGAACTTGTGTATTATTGCCTTGGGAAATCCCCCGAAGCATTTGATATGCAAACCTCTTTCACCCCCCTTCCTGACACCATGCGCATTGATGATGATGATGATGTAGCACCTGTCCAAATGGGTTTTGATCTCAGCATCTTCCAACCCGTCGTCGACGCACTGGCAGACAACAGTGTGCTAGTATCTGGTGCGATCATTGCCATGATCACCACGGTGTGCTCCCTACCTTTTTCTACAACTAGTCTTTCTGCTATTCTGACCAAGACCAAGAAGATTGGTGATGGTGCAGGTGCCATTTCCGGATGGGTGAAGTCTCTTTTGGAGGCCATTCGGAATGAGTACTACAAGCACATCTATGGCTGCACTAAGGAGGAACACGACTTGTCCGAACTTATCCCTGACTTTTATGCTTTGATGCAAGACACCTATACCCTTCTCTCTATTCCTATTGAACAGTTTTCTGGATCTAAGAAGCTTTGTGATATTGTCAAAGGCATGTATTTGAAGTTCCAACAAATGAATCATGACATCGTTGCGCGTGGTAAGGCTCTCACTCGTGAGTTGACCTACGCCTTCTATGCCTTGGAACGAAAATTCTTGCCGTTGTACGACATCGTTAAGGCTTCTCCCCTCTTCAATAATGTGAGTCGAACGCGTCCGAACACCATCTTTTTCTATGGACGCCCTGGTGTTGGAAAATCGAACTTGGTGAACATCTTAACGGCCAAGTGTGCTCGGAGACTCTACCCTAATAGAGTCTTCAATGGAGAAAATTCAGTGATGTGGAGTAGGCGAATTGAGAATGAATACCATGACGGATATGCCCACCAGCCCTTCGTGCAATTTGATGACTGCCTCCAGGCAGTGGATTCGAAAGCGAATCCCAACCCCGAATTGCGCGAAGTGATCTACATGGTAAACGATGCTCCGTACCAACTCCACATGTCTGATATTCACGAGAAAAAGAACACCTACTTTGACTCCGAACATCTTATTGCCTCTTCCAATCAAAAGATCCCTGTTGCTTCTTCCATTGCTGACATAGGTGCTTTCACTCGTCGTTTTGATTTTGCTGTGGAAGTCAAGGTCTCCCCCCAATTCGGTAAGCCTCATACTGACCCCATCGACGGTCAGACTTACTGTATGGTGGATAAAGCCAAGACTTCTTCGGCTCTGGACACGAGCATTTACCAACTCCATCTCTACAACTTGGAAAATGGAAAGCCCCTCATGAGCAGCAACAGTCAACCTGTTGTGTATAATTTCAATGAATTCGTGGACATGTATGTGAAACATTGTGAACGTCGTCGCACGGAAAGCGTGGATACTAGGAAAGCCATCTATGATGAGCTTGGTGTGATTGAGAAGGAAACCAGCGTGCCTAAGATGAAGGGTGACTATGGAGTCACTCAAGGAGGAGAAATGGAGATGCTGGAAGATGGAAACATCTTTGCAGCACTGCACAACGTTGGATACCAGCGAGGACTTCAGCGTGATGTGCTCCAACAAGCAATGATTGAACTGCCTAAGGAAATTTCACCGGAATTAGAACAGGTAGTTGAGGAGCTTGACGGAGCGAAGTACGGTGATGTCATCGATGGTGACGACGAGGACAGTGATGCTTTCTTCACAGCCCCTCCCCGCGACAACACTTTTGTTGAGAAAGTGAAGGAGCGGTACCGGAAATTGACAACAGCTTTTCCAAAGATGATGAAGACGGCCCTGGAACGAATGAAGCGAAAGACCAATTCTGTGCTGAACATCGTGAAGAAGAGTGCTAAGTGGCTTTTCCTCGCAGTTGGAGCAGCTGCTCTCGTGGCTGCGATGGTGTGGTGGAAGCGTGCATGCAAGTTGCAAGACCCTACGAAAGTTAAAAATGATTTTAACTTTTTCTGTGAGATCTGTACCAAGAATTGTGACACCTGCAAGTATGTGACATCTGTGCTCGGAACAACTGTGATGTTTGGAGATGATTTCAGACAGCAATTGGGTGAGTGGAACCTGAGAGCTGCTGAGATCATGATGCGACAGAATGGCGAATGGGAACGAGTTGCGAAGCACTGGGCTCATTTTCTTGAGGACAGTGCAGTACCTGTGCAAATGGGTCGTGATCGGCGTGGCCGTGTGGGATTAAGGAAGCCCAAGATTCAAGCTGAATCTTATGCTCGCCAATCTCCCATTCGACCAGAAAGCTACTCACGAGATGTTTCTCAGGTTGCCAAGGTGCAAGCTGGTTCCAATCTTGACTTTTCTTCTATTCTTGCTTCTTCTGAACAATATATTTCCGTTCTTTTCAAAAACTCTGTTACTTTCTGTGTGCAAAAAGGTTTTAATGTTGTGCGTGTGAATGCTTTGTTCCTTCGCTCCCGGGCGCTTTTGGTGAATCACCACGCGTGGTGCGCAGCTCAGCGTGCCGGTGAATTTACCATTCGCAACCCCGGACAGATTGACGGAACTAAGATCAAGCCCTCTGAATGTGCTTTCGAACGTGTGAGTAAAAGTGGACATGACCAAGACCTTGTGATTGTGAATCTACCCCGACATATTCCCAGCCGCCCTAACATTCTTAACAAGATAGTCGAACAATCCAACCAAGCTGTCATTGCTGATTGTAGTGCCAGTTTGGTAGGATTTAATCAAGTGAACTATCTTGAAACGATGTTTGAGCGAACCTTTGAGAGTATGGAAGTGAAGAATATCACAACCACAGACTGTGTGGATGAACGACGTGTCATTCGCTGCGGATATGCCTACCATGTAGCTAGCAAACCTGGCGATTGTGGATCCCTATTATTTACCCATAGCACCCAAGCGAACGGTAAATTGATAGGTTTTCACACAGCCGGGAATGCAAAGCTCGGGCAAGGTTATGCTGAAGCGTTAGACCGAACGACCCTGACTGAGATCCTCAAACGATTGAATGTTGGAGATTGTGAACCCGTGGTTGGAGAAACCCATGGTTTCTCTCGCTTCGGGAAGTGGCATGATTTGGGTGACGTGATTCACCATGGCGATTCTGAATTCCTACCCCACCAGGCAACACAACACGAACATACACCTTCTCCCCTCAGTGGTATCTTAGCGAAGCCAAAAGCCAAGTTGGCCCATCTCAAGCCGGTGATGGTCAATGGTCACCTTGTTGATCCAATGAAGAAAGGACTAGCTAAGGTAGCGAACACTCCCCCCCGCCTTTCACCAAAGCTGCTGGATTTGGCAGTGGCTGACGTGAAAAGAACACTCGACAAGACCATAAGTGGACCCTTGCATGGCGTGCTCAGGTATGAAGAGGCGATCACTGGTATTGAAGTCGACCCCTATATGGGACCGATTAAACGCCAAACATCGCCTGGACAGCCCTGGCTAGCTAACAAGAAGACGACTCTGACTGGAAAGAAAGAATGGTTGAACAAGATTGTGAACGGTGAGGTGACAGATGAGTACAGAACAGACGAACCCGAATTGAAGGCTGCAGTTATGGACCGAATCTCGAAAGCCAAGCAAGGAATTCGAGTGCCGGCCCTATATACTGCAACCCTCAAGGATGAACGACGCCCTGCGGAGAAAGTTGATGCAGTGAAGACCCGCGTCTTCGCTGCGGCTCCTCAGGACTATGTCCTTGCTAACCGCATGTACTTTCTCGATTTTGTGGCATCTATGATGGCAAACAGAATCGAGAATGAAGTTGCGGTTGGCATCGATCATCGAACTGAGTGGCCAGAGCTGGTGCTGTGGTTGCGTGGTTATGGGAACAACAATGTAGCTGGCGATTTTTCCAACTTTGACGGCTCATTGTTGTCGGAAGTGCTCTGGAGAATCTGTGACCTGATGAATGGATGGTATGATGACGACAATTCCCTTGTAAGAGAAGTGCTCTTTGAAGAAATTGTGAATGCTTACGTGAACTGCGAAGGACATGTGATTCAGTGGACCCATTCCCAGCCCTCTGGAAATCCGCTGACTGTGATTGTAAACTCCATCTTTCAAATGATCATGTTTCGATACGTATATCTCGATCTGAAGGCCAAGGAGGGCTTGCCCCTTTCTTGTGACTTCAGACGAAATGTGCGTATGGTGACATATGGTGATGATGGAGTCCTTTCTGTGAAGAGTGCCATTACATCATGGTTCAACCAAGAGACGATCACGCAAGCGTTTGCTGAAGCCGGACTGACCTACACTGACGAAGCGAAAAGTGGTGCCGTGTATCAGGTGCGACCTCTGAAGGACATCTCGTTTTTGAAGCGATCTTTCGTGGAGACGGATGGAATTTGGATGGGAGCCCTGGACAAGGATGTCATTTACGAAATGTGTTTATGGACTCGACCAAAATTCTCTCTTCTACAAACTCAGTACAATTGCAACGAAGCCTTGAAGGAAGCTCTAGCTCATGGCGAAGAGTTTTACAACTCCTTTTGTGAAGAACTTCAAGCAGCAATTGCGAAAGCCTCAATCAACATCGACCTTGAGGCTTACACATTCAGTGAGATGATGGAGGAACTTTATCCCTCCTACTTCTGACTGGACTACCACCCGTCTTTCACTGCAGACGTTAAACACTGTGCCGACCTGAGGGTTCAGGATGTGCGAGCGTGTGATCTTGCTCCCAGCGATATTGGACGTAAAGTCGCTGGCAGTACTGCTGCACTCATTAAGCACATAGGTGGGCTATTTAGTCCAGAGACGCCTCGTGGCAGTCCCACAAAGTCTCACCCCGTCCTCGGGCCGCAGCGCCACTGGGCAGTGCGCGCAGCTGACATAGCGATATGTCAGTGTGGCCTAGAAAAGATACCGCCTGCACAACCAAACTCAAACATTCAAACTCAAGACCAAACCCTTAGTATGAACCCTAGCAGCGATATTTTCGTAGACAACACACAAGAAGTCAAGGAAACACCCCGCCAGACCGATACCACAGTGAGAACCGACCTGACAACTGCCTCACGTGGCCTTGACTTCACCTGCATGGGAGACAGTAATTTCCAATCCATCGACAACATCTTAAAGACATACACTTACATTAAGAATGCCAAATGGGACAAAACAACTAAACCTCTGCCCTCCATACCTGACCAGTCAACAACTGTAGATGATGCCGATGTAGTGTACTGTGCGTTTCCGAACGAGTACTTTGCAGATAGCTTAATCCACAGTAAGATCGAATTTCTGAATTATTGGAAAAGTGACGTGGAATTTGAGGTGAAAGTCAATAACGCACCCACCCAACAGGGTTGCTTGTACCTTTGGTACGAACCCCTACGCGGAAGTGACTTTCCTCTTGAAGCTGGAACGCCTCGTGCGGGCTTAGCTCAGCAAACCTCATATCCTGGAGCTTACCTTAATTTGGAAGAGACTGATACAGCGACTTTGATTGTGCCTTTTCTGTGGTATCAAGAATACTTTGATATTACAGTGCTGGACACGATGGGACGTTTTCATGTGTCTGTCGTTGCCCCCCTCGATGGAGACAGCGCAGCTACAGCCGTTGACGTTATCATTAATGTTCGTTGCATCAATCCTGACATCCGTGTACCTACCACTCGTGGTAGTGCATTTAGGATGGAAGTTGCTGAAGTGCAGATGGGACCTGAAGAACCAAGAGATGGCAAGATTACACAGCTGGCGCAGGGAGTGGGTAGAGTCGCCGATGCAGTGGCTGGATTCCCCACCCTTGCGCCAGTCGCAAAATCTGTCAGCTGGATATCTCGCCTTGTTGGATCTGCTGCATCAGCTTTTGGCTTCTCTAAGCCGATCTCTATTCAAGAGACCAAGCCGATAATGCGATTCCCTGGATTTGGTATGCAGCAGATAGAAGGAGTGACACCTGGACTTAGTGCCGGAGCTATCCAAGACAATGAGATCAAACACGATCGACCGGGACCAGACGAGATGGACTTTAAGTACATCTGCGAAAAGCCCGTGCTCATCCAGAGCAAGCAGATCTCATTGCCCACTTTTAATGTTAAAGGGGACACCTGGTTAGCTATGAAGACACACCCTATTCCAGACGAGCTCACATACCCACTTAATGCAACACACGACACCGTATCGGGAGGACCGATGCAGTGTCTTTTCACACAATTTGATAAGTGGCGTGGAACACTTATCTATGACTTCGAACTGATCAAGACTAAATTTCACAAAGGACGATTGCAAGTTTCATGGATTCCATTGGAAACCTCCGACCCAGGAAGCATCAACATCAACAAAGCTTACACTAAGATTTGGGATGTAGGAGTGTCATCTAAGTTTAGATTTAAAGTGCCCTTCGTTCTTCCGATAGCCTATGCGGATGTCTCGAAGACCCGAAAGTTCGGTAACCACCTGACCATTCCGGGGTACACTGGTATCATTGTAGTGAAAGTTTTCAACAAATTTAACTATCCTGATACTGTTTCAAATCAACTTACACTCCTTACAAAGTTATCTGGTGAGGACATGGACCCCCAAGTCCCCCTGATGAGGGGCGTCTATGCCAAAACCGGTGACTTGCTGCCCGCAGACCCTCCCGTGGATGAGGCGATAGCTGACGTCCAAATGGGTTATGAGGATAACTTTTCCGTGCCTTTCTTGAATGACCGAGTTGGAGGAGAGAGAATCTCGTCCATGCGACAGCTGTTGAAGAAGAGCGCGTTGAGAAGTGGAAACCGATGGAATGAATGTAACACTAACGTCCTTGTTTCTATGTACACCTTCTTTTCTGGATCTTTCACTCATACCTACCATGACCACCCTCCAAATCAGCCAGCGCAACTCCAAATTGCGCTGACCAAGGTAGGTCCCTACACCGATAGCTCTGCGTTATACCCATTTGTCCTTTCAACAGATGGGGTTACGCAAGTGAAGGTGCCTTTCTATAGCAACTTTCCTTGTCTACCAACTAAGAGTTGCTATAATGGACTTGTTTCCAACCACGCTGGTGCCGTTTACCGTGCTATTGGCGATGACTTTAACGCCTGGTATCTCGTTGCTCCTCCAGCAATGGTTGTACCAGTCGACTAACTTTTTCTTAATTTATCTCTAAATTTTAAATATCACAAATATCCTAAAATTCAATGAGAGTTCAATCTTTTAGACTTTATACACCTAATTGAAATATAATAAATCGAACTCCCATTGGGAGATGTAGATCAAGTGAACCTCTCTTCAAGAGGATGTAGCTATAACACCATTATATTTATAGATGAACTCACTCCATAGTTATAAATTAATTCAATTCTAAACACCCCCCTCCTTCTTTATTTTTAACAATATAAGAACTAATTTGTATAGCCTTAATTGCAG